AATACACCAATTTGGTTGTAAATTTCAGGAACACCATCTACTTTAAAATACTGTCCGGATCTAAATCCACTAAATCCATCTATAGTCAATGTTACATCTATTGGTGATAATGTTGGTTTTTTTGTATTTTGTGGTTCTGATTTTATTTTTTCTTGTATGAGTTCTCTATCTTCAAATACCAAAGTTTTAATTACTTTGCCAGAACTATCCATTGCATATTTTATAGATTTAGATTCTATAACTTGTGTAAAATCATCTGCTGCATTTGTTACACCCTCATCATCTTTTTTCTCTTCTGAAATGGTTTTTGGTTGTTGTTTAGTTGTTTTTAAATCTCTCAATATTCTTTCTAATTCAATTCTATTTATGGAATACCAACCATCCGCATTTCCAAATGTAGAATTATCTATCAATTTAAATGCTTGCTCTGGTAATTCTAATATTTTATTTTCTGTCTTTAATACTTTTTCCGCGTTTTCTTTACTTGCTTCTGCTAAAAATTTACCACTATTAAAGACGGTTCTTCCCGCAACAAGATTACTCATTTCAAAATTAAAAGAAAAATCTTTTACTATAGAATTTATAGTGGTAGGTTTAAATCTATAAGTTTCCTCTGTATTTTGTACTATTAAGTTATTTTTGAATTTAATATCAATTACCGATGGACCTGTATTCGGTGCTCTCAATCCAAAAGTCAATGCAATCAAACCAAAACTATTTTTATTTACAATTTCCAAAACTTTTTCCAAAAATTCTATTCTAGTATAACTTCTAATCCAAATTGTTACGATTTCTTCATAATCTATAAATATATTCAATGCATTTCCGGTTCTACTATCTCCTTTTTGTGAATCAATTACTATACCATTATACGCCTCTTTTAATTCACCAACAACATGAAAATCGTATCCATTTATTCTACCATCTATTGGTTTTTCCTTTTCATTGATAACGATTTTTCCATCCTTTGCTGTAAACGTTGGTAGTTCGTTTGTTGGAAATATTATCTTCTTATTATTTGATATTATATATTTGTTAGAATTAACGGGTATCATTTCTACATCCTTATTGCCCATCTTATATGTTGGAATTTCCAAATTAAAAAACTTTTTGTCAACACCATTATCACCTACAATATAATTTAATAGTATTTTTAATATAAATCGTAACGATACATACCTTTTATCGGATGCAGTTGTTTCTTTGCTTGTTGTATTTATTTTAAAAAAATTAAAAAATTCTTTTTTTAACCAATTGTTACTATTATCCGGATGTGGAGTTGATTTTAATAAATCATTTAATTTTTCTTTATCCAAATTTAAATCGGCACAAAGAATATCAATCAATTGTTCTTCTTCCGTTGGTGCATCATTTTGATTTTGTACGCCGGTGGATGAATTATTTTTCTTTGGTTTGACAGGTATTGCCATACTAACTTGATTTCCTTGTGAAATTTCAAGTGATACCAAATATGTACCATCCGCCTCTATTGAAAAATTATATTGTAAAACTTTTCCAGCTACAAAATCATATGTACCCAAACTTTTTTGTAATGTGGTTGTGTAGGTTGCAAAAGCAGATACGGATGATCTGTAATAATCCGAAAAAGATTCATAAAACTCTTTATAATCCCTTTTTGGAATAAGTGCTTGAGATACATCCGAAAATGGTGTAAAATCTATTTTTTCTCCTGTTGAATTGTATGCATCATATTTTTTTGTTCTAATATTTTTATCAACTTGAAACATAGAACCATCTCCAAATTCCACTAATACATTCATTCCGGGTTTCATAAAAAACATCTCAAATAATTCCAACTGTTTTAATGAAAAAAGTCTAACTCCTACTCTTGCAGTTTTTAAAGTATTATTTGCTCCATCCGTATCAACTTCTAATGTTTCTATAATCGGAGTGGATATGTATCTACCCGATTCTTTTTCAACATTTATAGTTTTTCCAGAAAAGTCAATTCCAACAATAGTTTCGTTTTTTGTATATGTTAGATTTGTTTTATTTATATTATTTGAAATAATACATCCTTTGTATGATGATGGTGAATTTGGATTTTGTATAATATTAGCTAATTCTGTTTTTCTTTTTACAAAATCATCACTAGCACTACCCTTAACAACAAGTGCACCAGATGTTAAAATTATAAACGGATTTTTTACAGAAGCCAAAACTGGGTTATTTTCTCTATCCTTCATTATGTCTATAATCCATGGACTCAATGGAGAAAAGTAAGGAAATGCCATAACTTATTTATTTATTTTTGATAAATCATTTAATATAGTAGTTATATCGGATGGTACTCTTAACTGTCTACCAGCTTCTACATAAAACGTACCATCATTGATATTATTTGCAACTGCAATAACCCACCACAAATTTTTATCTTTATAATATTTGTTTGCTAACAAATCCAACCTATCACCATCTTCCGAAATTATATATAAGTCATCATCTGTTGCTTTTATTTTTGGATATATGGTAGTTTGATAATATTTTTTTCCCGTATCTTTATCTTTTACAGTATCCGTATATATGTATCTTCTTGCCATGTTGTATTATATTATAAACTTCCAGGTAGTTTTTCTGCATCTCCTGCAATAACTGCTGATTTATTTCCTCTAAAATTGTACTTCATTTTCCAATCACCACCCTTTTCTTTTGAAATTACCGGTGATTGTAATACTTTAAAACTAATGGAAACATTTATAACCGATGGGTGTAAATCTTCTTTTATTACACTCATATCATCACCCATTGCCGACCATGAAGTATTATCCTCAACGCTAAACGATAAAGAATCTATTACTCCAAAAATATTATGGTAAAGTCCATTTATTGTTAAATATATCAAATTTGGTTTAAATACGAGTGGAGAATACCCTCCGTTGTTTGGATATTCTATTGATACCAAATTTTCACTAGGGTATACCATTTTTCGTATTTTATCTATATTTGATATCATTACGGTTTTTGTTTCAGAATCGGTATAATATAACTTTAAATCAAATTTTATACTTCTTTCTACTCCGCCGTACCTATATACTGCAAATGGTGATCCAACGTATTTAAATCCGTTCCATTCAGGAGAAATGTCTTCGGATAATCCACTTATTGTACCAGGTAAAACTATTTGTTCCGATGAATCATATATTTTAAATCCAACATATGGTATATTGATTTCCTTTATTGCGTTATCAAATGCCGAAACCGATCCGGTATTTTCCGTATCATATTTTAATATTGCGGTATTTACAATATCCCAAGAATTATTTCTTTCCGGTCTTGCTTTCAAACCAGTTTGTGTATAATCAGATTTTCCTTGCAGTTTTTCATAAACAGGAAAATGCGTAGAAAATGTTTTTTTAGCAGATAATGGTTTTCCGCCAAAATCTGTAATTTGGTATTTTGTACCATATCCCCCATCATCGCTAAGTTTTTTCTTTTTTAATGCATCCTTTAAGGAATTGAATGTATTTTTTGTTGCAACAGGATTTCTTAATGCATCTTTTGCAAGATTAACAACAGATGATACCGGAGAATCTATAATACCTTTTAAATTTAAATTTTGGAAACCATCAGGAGATGTTTTTACAAAGTATTCGGTCTTCGGTTCTATATTATCATTCGATTTCCTTAAAATATTTCCTGCGGATGTGAGTGATATTGGTTTTTCAAATTTTTTATCACTTTTAAATATCGTATCGGATGGTCTATTTGCGGATCCTTTTACTAATCCTGCCAATTGGTTTCCAACCATACCAATAGCTGCATTTGGTGAACTTACTGCAAGTGCAGCTGCTCTTCCGGGATTTATGATTCCTTTACTTTCTATTATTACTTTTCCAGCTAATCCGTAAAGGTCTTTATTTTGTTCTTTAAACAAATCTAATATAGTGGCCATCTATAAATTTCTTTAGTATAAATATCCTTTATGTAAATTTATTAGAACCCGAACATTGCCTTTCTATTCTCATCTCTTCTCTGTATCATACTTGCTACGGTACGTCCATCTATTATTACTTTGGTTGCTGCACCCTGATTATCACCCAATACTGCCAATAATGCTTGTAAATTTCTGGATATTTGTAAATTTAATTTTGTATCAGTTGTTAACTTTTCAATGTTTTTGGCGGTGGTTTGTGTTACATTAAAATTATTATTTGCAGTTTTTGCTAAAACAACACTACCACCACTTGTTTTACCAAACCCGATCATATCTTTCCAAGGTATTCCCTTTAAACTATTTAAATTTATAGCTGCAAGTTGAGTGAATGCTTCTGTCATTTTTATTATGGATTGTGTGGTCATATCCAATCCGACAGATAAAGTAGATAATGTCATAAACCCTTGCATTGCAGGTCCTGTGAATGATGTCTGTAATTTTGTCATAGAGTCGGCAAATGCACTTATATTTGGAACCATTGCCGCTAAAGAAGTATCTACTTTGGATTTAACAAATGCTAATAAATTTATATTAAGTAGTGCAAGATTTGATCCTGTTCCAACGTTTGAAATAGCGTTTAACCCAGTACCAAGAGTCAATAAAGATGGGCCAGCTGCTTTAAATAAATTGATATTGTCTGCCGTTAAATATTCCTTTGCAGCTGTACTTAAATTATCTAACAAAGCATCTAAATTATCACCATCATCAACATCCCCAAGTTTTACAAAGGCGCCTGCTAGCGGAGTAACCGCATCAGATGCTTGTTTTAATCCAGGTCCCCACTTTGCTAATTCAATTAACTTATCCCAAATAGATGGGCCTCCCCCACCGAATAAGGAACCAACAAAACTCATAATACCATTTATCAATTCTCCCGCTCCCAATGCAACCAATCCTGCAGCGAGTACCGGTAATGCCAATGCTACTCCCATTAAATTAATCGCATCTATTGAACCAATTTTTACAAGAGAATCACCAACTGCGGTAATAACATCTGATATTGCCGTTCCAATACTTTTTATAACTGTGCCAATTCCCTCAAATATAGAAGTGATGATTGGGCCTGCTTGTTTTAACGCTTCCACTAACACAGTACCAATTACTTCAGCAACTTTAATCATAGGTGGGGCAATAGCTTCCAATGCAGGTGATGCCATCCATAGGGCCGCACCAAATGCTAAAACTACAGGTATTGCGGGAGTAAGTGATATCAGTCCCGTAGAAAGTGATACCAATCCCTGCCCAAGTCCTTGTAATACCGATTTGATAGCTGCTCCTGCACCCATACCTATTTCTTTAATGAACCCACCAATACCTGCTCCCAAATCTTTTAACTTTTCACCAAATGACATTGCTTTTTCTAATGGTGCTTCAATCGCTTCTACTTGACCAGCGAGTCCCTCTACAACCGCACCGGATCCTGGTACTAATTCATCGGCTTTTCCGGCAACCATACCAACGCCTGCTTCTTTTACAGAATCGGTAATACTACCACCACCTCCACCTCCGGATGCAGCTGCAGCTTCTGGTGCACCTCCCTTTCCTTTTCCCATCACCTTTCCTATCAAACTAGATCCCAATGTTGTTATTAATCCCCCACCAAGTGCAGCTGCACCATCCATTAAACCATTTATTAAAGTATCTTTAAAATTTAACTGTGCGGTTGCTGTTAATTGTTTATTATAATCATCGGAACTTTTCCAAAGTTTATCCATTTGCTCATTAAGTGCCGATGTTTTGATAGCCTGTTGTGCCTGTGCTTCTAAAAACGTTTTATGTCCATCTGAATTAATAAATGAATCTGCTATTTTACCGGATAACTGTGCGTCAATTACGGCTTCTTGTGCCGATATCGCTGCTGATTGAGATGATAGGGTTGCCTGTGCAGCCTGTGTTGCTCCTAAAAATTGCTGATTCCCTCCCTTTGCACTTGCTTCCTTCAATCCCCCGACTTGTGCACCTTGTCCCGTTGCTACCTTTTGTAAAGCCGTTAAATCCATTCCACCCAATGCATCTTGTAATGCCTGTTGTTGGAACATATCCATATCTTCAGGATTTAATCCCTGTGCTTTTAATGCTTCACGAGCACCCGTAGTATCACCTGCTGCAAATTTAGCTCTTACTTCAGAAAGGTCAACTTGCTCTCCTAATAAAGATGATAATTGCATTTCTGCTTTTATACTATCTTTATAGTTCATTACCATGTTTTTTCCGGCCTTTGCTATATCACCTAAATTAACACCTAATGATTGTGCATATGCGACTTGTTTTGCTAATGCAGGTCCGGATTTGATTTGATAACTCAATGCATCCTTTGAAGCCTCTGCAACCTCTCTCATCAAATTACCTAAACCAATGCCTGCTTGGTCTGCCATATTACGTAACCCTTCTTGTAAATTCATAGCAGTAGATGCTGAAACTCCATCCATACGTTGGAACATTTCATTTATATCAGCAATACTCTGAACAGATTGACCTGTTCTTTCTGCCATTATTGCCATATCTGCACCCATTTTTGCAGTTGGCATTTTACCCGTTGCTGCTCCGGCCGCTTCCATAGCCGATGCAACTTTATCCGCACCAATGCCTGCTAAATTCATTTGGGCCGCACCATACCCTATTCCACCTATTCCTTTACCAAACAATGCCGTTTTTGCTGCAGCATTAAATTGGGCGGCGCCTTGTTTCATTGATGCTGCGAATTGATTTGCTGCTTTTTGTCCTGCAAATGCAGCTTCATTCATAGCCTGTGCTACATTATGCGCAGTTTGAATTCTATTATTATCGGCCTCTTCTTGTATTTTAGTATAGTTCTTTACACCTTTTACAACTTCATCATTAGAAATAAAGTTTGCATCTGATTGTATTTTAGCCCTTTCGGCCGCTCCATCTATACCAAGTTGTGCAACTTCTTTTTCTTGTTGTACTCTTGCTTTAAATGGTGCGCCAAAGTAATCCATAGCGGCTTTACCCAATGCTGCTCCCAATGCAAATACAGCCGCTTTAAATGCAAGAGTATCTCTTATATTTGTTTTTAAAAGAGTATTCAATTCACCCATTGCCGGTATTCCTGAAAAACTACCCAACACTGCATCCATCGCACTCCACTCATCTTTTGCCTTTTTAACTATTTTTTGGAAATCTTGTGTTTCATCTGCCATATTACTTAAAGATTGAAACACATACTCACCTTCGGCACCCATATCTTTTAAATATCCAACGGATTGATCCAACTCTGCCCTTGCTCTGGCTATTTTTAAATTATATTGTTCTTGTTGTTCTGAAGTTAGACTTGTTGCGTTTGCGACCGATGCAACACTTTGTTGGTATTTTTTATATGCATCAACTGCTTCTTTGGCCTTTGTAGCAAAATCTGTATCACCTTGCTTTTCAATCATACTACCTATACTCGCCAAAGAAGATTTTTGCCTTTCAATATATTTCTCCGTAACTTTATACTCTTTACTTTGTTTTCCAAGTCTATCTGCAATACTTGCTTGCAAATCTTCACTTTCTTCTAAAAAATCATTACCTTTTTTTATTGTATCGGAAATATCTTTTAGTTTTTTATCGTGCTCAACTAATTCTTCTTTAGCACTTTTGAGTAAGTCTCTTTGTTTTTGTAGATTATTATTTGTATCTTTAATTCCGGCCGCAGTAGCGGATACAAGAGAACGGACATTCTCTTCCATTTCGGCTATTTGCCTTAATAATTTTAATCGTGTAGTTTCGTTATTAGCCAACGTAAGTTACTTTAAATACTAACATTATACTTCTTAATATAATCATCAAGATCTGCCGTACTGTATCCGTTTGATTTCAACCATTTATATTGCCATGCAACGTTGGAATCAAGTTTATCATTGAAATCATCCATCATCTTTGATAATTCAGGACTTGGTTTATGTAATTTTTTTATAAATTCATCATCCCTACCTTTAGCTTTTGCAATAAAAAAAGATTGTAAAAACCTACCAATACCTCCTTCTTTTACTAATATTTTTTTTGACATGAGATTACTATTATGTTTATGTATAAATATAAACAAAATTATTAATTATCTTCTTCTTACTCTACCAGATGCTTTGGTCTTGCTATTAATGCTATCCATTTGCTTTTTTTCTTCTTCTTTGGCATCCAGCATCTCTCTATAATAAAATTCCCTAAGCTTTGTGGGCATGTAATAAAGATCATGCCAATTGAATCCACCATTGGCATAATAAACCATTTGAAATATTTTTTTATGAAGTTGAGTACTATACTCAATCGGCAGGGTAAAAAAACCCAATCCCAAAGGGAATCTTAAGTGCCTCCGTTTCACCAGTTACAGGAGATGTATAATCAAATGTAAGGTCTAAATCAGGACTTATTGCAGATATTTCTTTTCTTAATGCCTTCGAATCGCCGGCCAATAATCTATTAGAAACAAAATTGCTGATATATCCCAAATCTCTATTTCCATCTACTTCTACAATTATTCTTCTATATCTGGTTGTTATTTCGTTTGCTTGCTTTGTTGCTTTTTGTGATGCTTCTATATCTCTTTGTATAGCCAATTCATCACCATGTGTAAGTAATTTGAATTTTATTGGTGTTTTGGAAACAGGCAATATAAAACTATATTCGTTATCTCTTCTTAAAACGGATTCATCAACTTCTTTTAATTTTGTTTTTGATAAATCAATTGATGTTTCAACTTCTTCATTAATAAATGGATCGTTTATTTTTACGATATATTCAGGTCCAAATGCTAACATTCTGGATGAAATAAGAATAGCGTTTTTATCACCAATTACTAAATCATTTACATTTACGCCAGGCTCAACAACTAATGCTTCTAAAAGTTTATCTAACTGTATGCCCTTTTTAATTAATGTAGCTGATGTAAGAATATCTTCTTCTTTAGCTGTCATTAATTTAATTGTGATTTCTCCTTTAGCTAGTGGAGATGATTCAGGATATACCAATCCTTTAGATGGTAAACTGATAATTTCTGTTGGGAATGGGAAATCTACTTTTCTTTGTGGTGTAGCTTGTTGTTGTCCTAATCCTCTTGTAACTTGTTGCTCAATGTTTTGATCCATAAATAACTAAATTTGTTTATTATATATATTCAATTTTTTAAAAATGAAAAGGGGAACAGTAATCTGCTCCCCTCTTTCTTTATATCTTTTTTTAAGATTAGTATTCTAAAACTGCGTAATCGTAAGATATTGTTAATTCGATACTCAATGGATCGTTACCAGACCAATCTAATTCACCAAAGTTTGCTGAACTAATAAATGCTCCTTTCAAAGTCCATTGCTCTACCTTATCACCCACAGGACCTAACAAATAAAATGTTATATCTTTTTTATAAAATGCTGCGTATCCATCTCTACCTGTTAATGACTCGTGTGATTGTCTAATCCACTCCATTACTTGCTGTGCACCGGATGGTACAATTGGGTCATAAAGAGTGATAGTAATATCATCCCAAGTTGATTTTCCTTTAATCTTTCTTTTTACATTGATATGGTCTAACTCAACAACTTCCGATGTAAAGGTTGGTCTCGCTGCGGTCTTAATGATGTAAGACTCGATACCATTTAGTTCCATAATGAACCTATTTGAAAGTTTAGGTTCAAAATTTTTGTAGAACATTTTATCAAACTCTAATATTTCTGGCATTTTATTCTTATTTTATTTATTATAAATATTCAATTTTTAAATTATCCGTTAAACGCTGCACCTGTTGGTAAGATGTTGAAATCAATTTGAATGAATTCAGCTGTCTTTGTTGGTTGTAAGTAGATAGCTCCTTTTAAGAAATTTCTATCGATTACATCAGGTGTGTTGTTACTCTCATCCATTACAACTCTGAAAGCGTACAAACCTTGTCTTTGTTGGATTCCTTCTAAATAAGGATTAACAATGTTTAAGAATCTGTTTCTTGTTTCAGAAGAGTTTTGTTCGAACACCAAATATCTAGAAGTTGATGCGATATATTTTCTAACAGTCAACAACAATCTTCTAACATTGATTCTATCCAATGCCGATGGTTTATCTTGCAATGTTTTTTGTCCGAATACTACGATACCTTGTCCAGGGAATTGTGCGATTGGATTTACTTTACCTTCATAGAGAGTATCTCTTTCAGAGTGAGTAAGTCTATTCAATACACTAACTGCTCCTAACAATCCACCTCTATTCAAACCTGCTGGTGCGAACCATTCTGCAGCAACTCTATCGTTTGATGCGAATACGCCAGGAAGTAATACCGATGGTGGAACTGATATTAATTTGTTTGTGTTTACATCGATTGTTTTAACCCAAGGATAGTAAGTTCCAACATAGTTAGAATCAACTGCTCCAGCTTGTCCGGTTGCCTGATCGATTGAATCATCTTGTGCAGTACCATCCATTATATAGAAACAGTCACTTCTTTGTTCAACCATATCGATAATATCACTAACAACGGATGAATGTAATCTTCTAACAACACCAGGTGTTACTATCATATTTACATCCCACTCATCTGCGTTTGAAAGTGCGTTGATGTGTTTTGCGTATGCTAAAGATCCAGAAGAAGTTGAAGTTGATAAATCAAATCCTTGAGAATTTCCTGCAACTATATCACCACCTTTGTAAATAGAAACGGTTGGTGCCATTCCATCAAATCCTTCTTGGAATCCTAATATAAATTGTCTCTTTGCAATATCAGTAGATGTTGTACCACTCAATGTTAGACCACATGTAGTATCTAACGAAAATACGGTGTTTGCACCCTTACTTGCTCCGGTTGGAATTGGTTTTAAATAGATTGCGTTATCTGTATTACCATCCAAATCTATACCACTATATTTTGTAGAATCTGAAACAGAAAATGGTACTGCCTGTACAGGAGCGGTTGTTGATACGTTTTTAACTCTAACATATTTTGAGTAGTTTACCCAATCACCAGATTCGCTTATTTTTCCTGCATCATTAATTGAAATGTATTTATCACCAATCACTCTACTTATGTAGTTTGGTGAATTAGGATCTAAATTTACATTTGAATATGTTTCAAGAATTACTTTCTTCTTATCTGTATCATTATAATCTCTGATAACAACAGTAAATGTACCATAATCGGTTCCGGCTACAGTACCTGCTGCTTTAATATTTGTAATACCAATTTTAACTTTTGTATTTGCCGCATTTCCAACACCAATTGTTTCAAAGTGGAAAAGATTATATCTTTCACCTGAAATTAATTGAGATTGAACATATGGTGTTAATGCTTCTTGTGCATCGAATGCGAAATTTTGATCATCCAATACACTAACACTAGATGATACAGTTGAACCATATCCTATAGATTTTCCAAGAGCCATATCTACTGGAGACTTAAAGAATCCATAAACATATCCACCTTTTTGTCCAAGAGGTGATGTTCCAAACACAGATTCAATATCATTCGTATCTTCAGGATCAACAGATGATGTTCCTGCATAGTTTGAAGAACCTGTAACAAACATAATAAGGTCACCATTACCCAACGAACCATTTGTAGTTGTTGCCGATGAACCACTTAAACCGCTTGTTAATACGTTTTTATCGGTTGGAAATAATATACCAACAGATGCAGATACGATATCAGTAGCAGCTGCTCCAGCCGATCCCGAAAATACGGTTATCAACAACGGATTGTGTGCGGTATATCCACCCTTACCAACAACTCTACAAATAGTAGCAGTTCCTGCTTCTCTTAAATAGTTTTGTACTGCCAATGGTGTATAGTAGGTATCATCTACAATTCCAAAAAGTGTTTCAAATTCGGTTTGTGTATTTACAATAGTAGGAACTGCAGGCCCTTCTTTAAAAGGTCCTATGAAAGCTGCTCCAATTTCAGCAACACCTTGCTGTAAAAATGATAGGTCGTTCTCTCTTGTAAAGACGCCTGGTGATACGATTTTTTCTGCCATGTTATTTTAATTATTAATTAATTACAATTAGTATTTCTAATGTATAAATATATTTTTTATTTTCAAAACAACAAATTATACTTTATATGTTGGTGAAAAATAATCATATACTTGATCAACTTCAGTAGAGTTTTGCCTTCTATTGTAAAATAACACAGGACCTATTTGTCCATTCCAAAAACTACTGAACGCATCATTACCACCAATAACTATATAATTTGTACTTGTTGGTGCCGATATTGAATTCGATGCCGTCAATGTACCAACCGATACACCATCTACATAAAATTGTGGTGCTACCCCACTTCCAAATGAAACTGATATTAAATACCAAACATTACTTGAAAGGGAAGTAGTAACTTGTGCAGAATCACCCAATGTAGATGAGTAAAACTTTAATCTATTTAACGTAGAGTTATCCGATGATTCTATTGCAAATCCATAATTTCCATTATAATCAAATAATCTTCTAGTGGATGTTCCCAATGTAGTTGTAGGTCTAACCCACATATGTATTGTACCGGCAGTAATATTGAACTCCGAATACCCACCATTTATATTTGAAGTTGTATCTTTATAAAATATTTGATTAGTACCATTCAATGCATAGTAATAATCTTTTCTAGTCACCCCACCATTATTATAAGTAGGACTTCCTTGTCCTAATCCACCCTGTCCTCCTGGTCTTACACCCGTATTCCATCCCGCAATATCTAACCAATCTACCGTTGGTGTTCCGGTTGATGGTAATCCTGATGGGAATGATGCCGCTTTTGATGGATCCAAATACATTCTTAATCCAGGATATGGTATATTTGGTTGAGACGTTGTTCCCTTATTATGTGAAATAAATCCATTTGACATATAAACGTCTGCCGTTTCTACGTTCAATGTTACAATTTCAACATCATCAAATATCAATTCTATATCAACTATATCTTTTCTATTGCAACATTTTGCTCCTGTCCTTCTAAATTTTCTAACAAATACATTCTCCAATCTACACTATCCGTATTAATTGGTAAATCTTCATCTGGTAGTCCGGATGGAACCCACGCTTTTATAACATCACCCACACGCAAATCTTCTACATTCATTTCACTTCCATCTTGCAATTGAATCTGTGTTCCAAATAATAAACAAAAATCAGGTTCGTTAATTGTATTGTAAACATCAACTGCGTATAATGTTTTTGTTTGCTTACCGGATTCGCCGTAGTTAGTTGCATTGATATTATAACCATCCGCATATGCCATAGTCAATACTGCCGATGAACCTGTATATGGTGCTGGTTGTTGTGCAGCTGCCTTTATGTTAAAAGATGGGGATGCACCCAATGATGAACTTGGTACGGTAAAATTTGAGTTATCAAAGGAACAAGTATAGTTGTTTGCAACTATTCCAACTTTAACACCATGTCTTGTACCAGGTGATGTAAATGTAAATGTTGCATTTTCACTTGTATCTTCTACAATATATGTAAATGTAGGCGGTGTTACCGTTACTGAATCAATCGCGAATGCACTAAATGATATACTCGATCCACCACCATTCAAGCCACTTAAACTAACGACTTGCGATGTTCTGGCCGAACCACTTATTGCTCTGTATAAATTTCCTAATGATAAATTGGTTTTCGGCATAATATACTATTCTCCGTTATAAATATTTAAAAGTTTTTCTTTCCATCTTTCTTTATTAGAAAAGTGGGTAATCATCCAATTTTTAAGTTTTTCAAATTCGTTTTTACGGGTTTCATAATCATCTTCACAAATCGTTTGGTAGGTCTGTTCAAATGATTCCTTGTCAAACGCTTTGTATTTATAATCAAGTGGAACATGCCACTTTTCATGTAGTATTGGAAGTTTACCCCAATCAACTGCTTCAAAAATTCCATATCCGAATGGTTCATATTCAAAGCAAGAATGAGATACTCCCCAATCAAGTTCATAGAACCTTTCTTTATTTTTATAATTAAACTTATAAAGTTTTGTTTTTTCAAATTTATATCCATATTTCTCTCTATAATAAAGATTGAAGGTTTCCGAATTAGTAAACATATACGAATCTAAATCTTTTATAAATTCTAAATTTTTTCTACCTTCTGTTCTAGCTGCGAATCCTATTTTTATAGAATTCGATAGTTCTTTGTTTTTTGTAAATTCATAAAAATTTGGAATCTGATATAGATTTTCTGTTTGATATGGAAAATTATATAATCCAATCCAAATTTTGTTTTTTATTTTATCAATCAGTTCACTTTCCCAATCCAAATCACCATACCAATGTAAATAATTATCTTTTTGCTGTTGAGCTAGTAATGATATTTTGGTTAAGTTATGAAATACTATGGATTCTATATTATTTATATTATTATATATTCCCGTAGTTGGTGTATAGTGTCCATGTAATATGTGAACTCGTCTTGCCGATTTCAATATATTATCAATCTTTTTCTCTTCTATTTCCCAGATATGTTCAATATCTATTGGATATTCTTCGTAATTCTTTGGTTTACTTCTATGAAACAACAATAGTGGTGGTACGTTCAAATGTGGAGCAACATTGTTTATCCAATTTGTAACCCACATATCAGCACCACTATTAAACCAAGGGCCGCCTGCGGTTGTGTAATAGATATCATACATTAATTATAAACCTCTTTGTTTTTTTAACTCTTGAATTTCCTTTTCTAACGATTCAATTTGTAATTGCTGTTCCTTGATACCCTCAATTAGAAGTGCAACAATTTTATCATATTTTACTGCCAAATATCCACTATTTCTTTGTGTTACAAGTTCTGGCAATACTTCTTGTATTTCTTGTGCAATTACCCCAACATCATGTCCTTCGTATCCATGTAATTCCTGATTTGGTATCCAATCAAACTCTACTCCGCTTATTTTTCTTATTTTTTCAATTGGATTAATAATTGGTTTTATATTATTTTTAAATCTTTTATCGGATGTTGAAAATGCGACCACATCATTTGCTGCATCAATTCTACCATTTGTAGCCGATGGGGTTACATTACCAACTGCCAAAGATCCTGATATTGCAACGGATCCAGAAAATGTTTGTAATCCGTTAAATGTATTTGATCCTGTAGTTGCGTATGAACCCGTTCTTGCATTTAAAGATGCAGTAGCTGCGTTTAGTGCACTAATGGATGATGTTGCTGCATTTAGGTTTGTTATACTAATATCTACACTCGCTGATTTAGATTCCAAATTCGTCAATCTAACTCCTGCGGAGGATGTAAAACTATTTAGGTTTGTTAAACTTGTTGCAGTTGAAGCGGTAAAACTATTTAAATTTGTTAAACTTGTCGCGGTTGATGCGGTAAATGCATTAACCGATGCAGTTCCTGCACTCAATGCGTTGATACTAACTTGCTGCGATGCCGAACTTGCATTTAAATTAAAAATACTACTGCTTGCAGATGCACTATAAGAATTTAAGTTTGTTAAACTTATTGCAGTTGATGCTGTGAATGAGTTTAAGTTAGTTAGACTCGTTGCGGTTGATGCAGTAAATGAATTCAAGTTGGTTAAACTTGTTGCCGTTGATCCAGTAAATGAGTTTAATGAA